GTCACCTCCACCGCCGTCGGCGAGGCTGCCGGGACAGCCAATCACGCCTATGATGCAAACGGCCGGCTGCGCTGGAGCCAGGATGCGACCAACCCCGAGATCATCCTCGGCGCACACAACAGTGTTCCCGTGTTCCCCACGTGGCAGTCTTTTCGCTTCCTGTCACTTTAGATACCCATCCGTGCAGAAATCGCACCATATAATAGAAGGGGTAGACCCAACTATGGTTCTATTCATCACTTTTTGTCTGTCTGGAGGTGAACATGAGCGAGGCCCAGTACCAAGCCGACCTCCGTAAGCGCATCACTCAGCAGTTCCCGGGATGCATCATCCTGAAGAATGACGCGCGTTACCTCCAGGGGATTCCTGATCTGGTGATCTTCTACCAGAATCAGTATGCGTTCCTCGAGGTCAAGCGCAGTGCGAACGAGCCCTACCAACCCAACCAGGAGTACTACCTGGAGCTGTTGGGGAACATGTCGTTCGCAGCCATGATCTGCCCTGAGAACGAAAAGGAAGTACTGGATGCTCTTCAACGATCATTCCAAGCTGGAAGGGACGCATGCGCAGCTCAGCGCTAGCAACCCTCACTGGGTGAACTACGACGAGGACAAGATGACCCGTGTCTGGTTCACGTCGCAGGAAGCCCGCCGCGGCTCCCGCCTGCACAACCTGGCGAAGCATCTGATCCTCGAAGGTGTGAAGCTGCCGAAGACGACCGCAACACTCAATCGTTACGTCAACGACTGCATCGGCCACAAGATGACCCCCGAGCAGATGGTTTACGCGAACGAGGACGCCTACGGCACCACTGACGCCATCAAGTTCGAGAAGAACAAGTTGTGGATCTTCGACCTCAAGAACGGGTGGCATGAGGCCAACTGGCTTCAGCTCTACATCTACGCCGCGTTCTTCTGCATCGAGTACGACATTCTGCCGCACGAGATCGAGATCGAGCTCCGCATCTACCAGAACAACGATGTCAAGATCGACGTTCCCAACCCGCACCACATCATGGTCATCATGGATACCGCCAAGCGGCACAACAAGCTGCTCAACACCCTTCGGAAGGAGGCGTACCTGTGAACATCACCGAGGACGAGTACGAAGACTACCTCGCGCACTACGGTATCCTCCGGAAGTCGGGTCGTTATCCGTGGGGCTCAGGCGGCAACGTCAACGCTCGAAGCAAGACGTTCCTTGACTACCTCGCCGTCATGCGTGATCAGGGTCTGACCGACACCGAGATCGCACGCGGCGTGGGCATGACCACCACGGAGCTGCGCAACACGATCACCATCGCGCGCAACGCCAAGAAGCAGGCTGACGTGAGCCAGGCGGTTCGTCTGCGTGACGCCGGAAACTCCAACATCGCCATCGGCAAGGAGATGGGGATCAACGAATCCTCGGTTCGCTCTCTGCTGAAGGCTGCAGACAAGGACAAGGAAGACATTCTCAAGACCACGGCCGGCGTCCTGCGCGATCGTGTGAACGAGACTGGCTACGTCGACGTTGGGTCGGGCGTCGAGCTTTCCCCGCGTCTGGGAGTGAGCAAGCAGCGTCTGCAGACCGCTCTCGCCATGCTCAAGGATGAGGGCTACGAGATCCACAAGGTCAAGATCGAGCAGTTGGGAACGGGGTTCAAGACCGAACTCCGCGTCCTGGCCAAGCCCGGTACCACCCAGAAGGATGTGTTTCTGAACCGAGCGAAGATCCGCCTGGTGGACTCATATTCTGAGGATGGAGGTCGCTCCTTCTCCAAGATTCAGCCGCCCGTCTCGGTGAGCTCGAATCGAGTGAAGGTCCGTTACGCCAAGGAAGGTGGAGCGGATGCCGATGGTGTGATCTACGTCCGTCCTGGCGTGAAGGATCTCGATCTTGGCGGCTCACAGTACGCCCAGGTCCGAATCGCCGTCGATGGAACCCACTACCTGAAGGGAATGGCCGTCTACAAGGACGACCTGCCTCGAGGCGTGGATCTGGAGTTCAACACCAACAAGGACTCCACAGGCAACAAGCTGGATGCCATGAAGGCGATCAAGTCGGATCCCGAGAACCCCTTCGGTTCTGTTGTCCGTCAGATTGGTGAGCGCGACTCCACAGGCCGCATCACCAAGGTGACTTCGGCCATGAACCTTGTGAACGAGCAGGGTGACTGGGAGAAGTGGTCGAAGAATCTGTCATCTCAGATGTTGTCGAAGCAGAGCGTTCCTCTTGCTCGGCAGCAGCTGGACACCAAGTTCAAGCAGAAGCGCGATGACTTGGACGAGATTCTTGCTCTCACCAACCCCACCGTCAAGAAGAAGCTTCTGGAGCTCTATGCGGACAGCGCCGATTCGTCGGCAGTCACGCTGAAGGCTGCGGCCATGCCGCGACAGGGAACGCATGTCCTGCTGCCGGTTCGCTCTATGAAGCCGACCGAAATCCACGCACCCAACTACAAGGATGGCGAGCCTGTTGTTCTGGTTCGCTTCCCGCATGGCGGGGTGTTCGAGATTCCTGAACTCACTGTGAACAACAAGAATCGGGAAGCGGTTGCCATGATCGGCCGCGATTCTCGCGATGCTGTCGGTATCCATCCCGATGTCGCGAAGCGTCTCTCAGGTGCGGACTTCGACGGTGATACCGTTCTTGTCATCCCGCAAACCGGGAAGATCAAGACGGCTGCGGCTCTACAGGGCCTGAAGGACTTCGACCCTCAGCGTGCCTACCCTGGTTACCCGGGAATGAAGCGAATGACTGAGGATGAGAAGGGAATCGAGATGGGGAAGGTTTCTAACCTCATCACGGACATGACCATTCGTGGAGCCAACGCGCACGAGCTCGCTGCAGCAGTTCGTCATTCCATGGTGGTCATCGATGCCGCAAAGCATGGCTTGGATTACAAGCTTTCTGCTGAGCGCAACGGCATCTCCAATCTCAAGGCGAAGTATCAGGGAAGCGCGAAAGCTGGAGCATCAACGATCATCTCAAGGGCATCGGCTGAGAAGCGGGTTCCTGAGAGAGTACCTCGCCCTGCATCTGAGGGCGGCGCCATCAACCCCAAGACTGGTGAGCGTGTCTACAAGGAGACTGGTCGGAAGTATGTGGATCGCGACGGAAAGACCGTTCTGCGTGAAACCAAGACCACCAAGCTTGCTGACACTAACGATGCACACACGTTGTCATCAGGTACCAAGATCGAGGCTGTGTATGCAGATCACTCGAACAGGTTGAAGGCCCTTGCTAATGAGGCCCGTTTGGCATCGCTTTCTGTGAAGCCGATTCCTTACTCCCCCTCTGCAGCGAAGGCCTATGCTTCAGAAGTCAAGCGACTCAATGCGGCCCTCGAGTTGGCTCTTCGAAACAGCCCCCTCGAAAGACAAGCCCAGGTGGTTGCAAACGCCACCTTTGCAGCAAAGCGCCAGGCAAACCCGGACATGTCCAAAGAGGAAGTCAAGAAGCTGAAGTACTTGGCTCTCGATGAGGCACGTGCACGGGTTGGTGCCAAGAAGACCCCCATCGAAATCACAGACCGAGAGTGGGAAGCAATCCAGGCAGGTGCCATCAGTCCTAGTAAGTTGAGTCAGATCCTCAACAACACTAAGCCTGAGAAGGTTAAGGAGTTGGCCACACCCAAGGTCCAACCCTTGATGTCTTCTACTAAGCTGGCCAGGGCTAAGGCTCTAGCCAGTGGTGGTGCCACACAGGCAGAGATCGCCGAGGCCCTGGGTGTTTCACTTACCACACTCAAGAGATCGTTGGGAGAGTGACATGATCAGACACATGATCACAACAGTGGACAATCCTTTCGATCCGTTCACACAGTTCGAAGCATGGCTTAGCTTTGATGTGTCCCATGGTTACCAAACCATCCCCCTCCTCGGCAGGGTAGCAAGGACTTCAGATGAGATGAGCGATGCCGACCGCGCACTGGCCAACGAACAAGCAATTGATGAGATCATTCGTGATCTTGGTTCTGAGGTCTACCGAAAGGTGAGCAAACAAACCGAAGAGACAGTCTTGTCTTGACGGGGGGAGGGGGGTCTCGCAAAAAGGACCCCCCTCCTGCAT